ATACTACAAGACCTTCGCACGGACATGGCACTTCATTAACTTGCCCAGATACAAAGCAGGAATTAATCGACGAAATTAATAAAGCAGATACCGAAGACAAAGTTGTTTTGATGGAGGGCACCTATTCGCGCGAAGGAATTCACAGAGATGTTGCCTTTGCATACGCTAAAAAGGAAGGGTTTGATATTGTTGTGGCTTTAGATTCGGACGAAGTTTGGGAAACCGAATATTTAAAAGAATTGATTGCTGAGGTTTACGAACGCAAAGCGGCTAAATGTCTTATTTGGATGCGCCACTTATGGCGTTCGTTCAATTTTATTTGCGACGATCCAATGCGCCAGGAAAGAATTTATTATATTGGTGAAGCAAAAGAACTTTTAATTTACGCTGATAAGCCGAAGAATCAAGTTTGGCATTTTGGTTATGCCAGAGCGTTTAATCAAGTTGAATACAAAATCTCAATTCACGGGCATAGTAAGGAATGGACCATTTCAAAGGAGCGTTGGTTTAATGAAAAATACAAACCATTCCCCCCTGTTCAGGACGTTCACCCAACTTGTGTAAACACTTGGAACCCGAAGCTGTTTGATAGGAACGAGCTTCCTGAAATCATGCATTCTCACCATTACTTTAACTTGGAAGAAATAAAATAGATTGGTGACTAAAGAAATAAACGTTTCCGACCCTCAAAGCGACATCCTAAATTCAACTAAAAGCCTGAATCTTTTTCTTGCTGGAGTTGCATCGGGTAAGACGCACACAATTGCTTTGGGCTCAGCTGACTTTATTATTAATTTCCCAAACGCTATTGGATTAATTGCGGCGAATACATACTCGCAACTTTCTAAGTCAACATTGAAACGCGTATTCGAAACTTGGCACGATGTATTTGGGTGGGTTAATGGTATTCACTATGTTTCAAACGTTATACCGCCTGAATCATTCAAGCGAATCTGCCAGCCTTTAGAATCTTATAAAAATGTAATTACATTCAACAACGGGGCAACCATATTCACCGCTTCACTCGATAATTACAAAGTCCTTGATGGTACTGAGTTAGGATACGCATTTCTTGATGAAACAAAAGACACGAAAGAAGAAGCTGTAAAGGAAGTTATTGTTTGGCGTATGCGCCAAAAGGCAATGTATATCGATAAAGAAGGAATAATTTACGATTACGCAAAAGAAGGAACTGAAGGGTACAACCCTCTGTATATTTTTACCTCACCCGCAAAAGTTTATTGGTTAAATGAGTGGTTTGGGATTTCCGAATTATACGATGAAATAAGTCAGAAGATTTTTAGCAAAACAGATTATTTTAGATTGGAAACTAAGAATAAATTAGTTACCATTTCGAGCACGTGGCACAATGAGTCGAATATTCCTGCGGGGTACATTCAAAAACAAATGGAAGAATTCGCTGGAAATAAGGACAAAATTGACATGCTTATTTATGGCTCTCCAATAGCTAAATCTGGAGGGGAAATGTTCAGCTCGTTCAACAGGCTTGAGCATTGCACAGACGTTAAATTAATTGAAGATGCTCCAATACACATAAGCCTTGACTTTAACGTGGTTCCATACATTACAATGACCTGCTGGCAGATTATTCGAAATGGGGATAATTACAATATTAACAACTTTGCTGAAATATGCCTTGAGGCTCCTAAAAACAAAACAGAGGCTCTTTGCCAATACTTTGAGCAAAAAATTTTACTTCCAATAAAGCATTCAGGCAAAACAATACCGACTTTGTTTTATTATGGTGACGCTTCTGGGCGAAACGGATCTACAATTTCAGACTTTCACAATTATGATATTTTGGAAATGGTGCTTGGTAAATACCTGAACAACGGAAGTAATCGAGTAATAAGAAAAAATCCTTCAGTTGTAAGGTCCAGGGATTTTGTAAACAAACTTTTTGCGGGTGGTTATCCAACCATTAAAATTAACATTTCGAATAAAAGCAAAGAGTTGATAAAAGATTTGGAGTTTTTGAAGGAAGCGCCAGATGGGGGTAAATTAATTGAAAAGACAAAAGACGAAAAAACGGGGCAAACTTACGAAAAGTACGGGCACAGCTCAGATACATTGAGATATTTTTTAGTTGGTGCATTTCCAAATTTATACAAGCCCGATTGATTTTTTTTATTATTTTTGCTAAAAACTTAGAATGCCTGAAAATAATATACTTACGTATCTTTATAAAAATATTGAAAAATCCGTTGTTGAAGGAGCAACACACCAATATTATAAAAGAACAGTTGATTTAGCTGTTAGATACCAGCAATTAATTACTGGTGAAAACATTGATTCACTTTTACATCAATTTGTAAAGCGCGAAGACGAGGCAATGTTTAAACAGCGCAAGCGAATGACTCAAGCAATAACGCCTTCAGCTTGTTCTTCAGTAATGCATCCATTTTATAAAGTTGGAAGAACGAATAACATCACCAAAAAAATAATTTTTAAAAAGGATGAGGTTTCGAAGACTGTAAAAATTAATAATGCAATTGCTACTTTTTGGGGTGAGAAATCTTTAGAGCAATATTTACAAACAAGGTTTACGGAGCTTTCATTTTCGGACCCGAACGCGTTTATTATTACTGAATTTGACGAAAAGCCGAATGAACTTGGAGTTATGGAAAACATCCCAAAACCAAGAGCGTTCGAAGCATATTCAGAAAACGTTGTTGATTTTGATTATGATAATAATATTTTAGAATGGGTTATTGTTAAGCTCCCAGTTGAATATAAAGAAGACAACGTAAAAAAAGCGGGCGTTTCTTTTACTATTTACGGAAAAGAATGGAGCATTAAATTTACTCAAATATCAATAAAAGGTAGAGAAACAATTGCTCAAAACCTTTATGTTGAAGCTATTGATAACGAAGGTAAAAACGTTAAGATTTACAGAGCGAACGAAAAAGACATTTACATTGTTGAAGAATTTAATCACAAAGCAAAAGAAGTTCCTGCAATTAGAGTTGGTTATAAATCTGACTTACATACAAATGGTGTTACTTGCGTTAATCCTTTTCACGATGGATTAGCTTACCTAATGAAATCGGTTAAAACTGTATCAGAATTTGACCTTACAATTTCGTTACACACGTTCCCACAGAAATTCATGTACGCTCCGCGTTGTATGGGAGAAACACAAGAATTGGGCTGTAGTAATGGTATGACAGCATTAGGTAAAACCTGTAATGCTTGTAAGGGTACTGGGATGGCTATTCATACTTCAGCACAAGACGCAATTATTATGCGCTTGCCGAAAGAAAAGGATTCAATGTTAGATTTGGATAAGCTTGTTTATTACGCTCAGCCTCCAATCGACATTGTTAAGTTCCAAAACGAATACATCCTTCAATTAAAAGAAGAATTTTATAAAGCTGTTTTCAATTCAGAATTAGTTTCTAAAAATGAAGTTGCTAAAACAGCTACTGGTGAGAATATAGATTTACAAAACATTTACGATACCTTATTCCCATACGCAGAACATTACGCGGATGTGTTTAGGCACGTTACAAAAATATCTTCTTACTATATTGATATTGATGACGCAAAGATTATTTATAATTTCCCTAAAGATTTTAAATTTAGAAGTGTTGAGAGCCTTTTAAATGAATTAAAATTAGCCAACGAAAGTAATGCTCCTGGCTACGTTCGTGAAGAATTAAGTAACGACATAGCAGAAGCGCAATTCATTGATAAGCCAGAGGAATTAGCTAAAATAAAAATCAAGCATAAATTTTTCCCATTTTCTGATAAAACAGATGTTGAGATCCTTTACATTGTAAGTAATGGATTAACTTCTAAATATAAAGAAGTTCTATGGGCGAATTTTGGTGATATTTTCACAGAAATAGAAGAAAGCGAAATAGGAAAAACTTTTTATTTATTACCTTACGAAAAACAAAAAACTATTGTTGACGCAAAAGTTAATGAGTTAATAATTAATTTAGATAAACAAGAAGCGCTTGGAGCTTTGCCGTTTGGACAAACAGATTCTAATGGCGTGGCTATTGAAACTCCTATTGATATTGAGGCAGAAGCAAAAGCAAAATTAAAAGGAACTGTAGGAGGTGTTCAAGGTATATTGGAAATACAAAAAAGTGTTTCTGAAGGAACAACTGACTACGAATCTGCCATAACTCTATTAAATGAGATTTACGGATACGAAGACAAGGTTGCTCGTGCTATAATTGGCAAACCCAAAAAAATAAAAGTAGATGAACAGGAGCCAGTTATCAAACCTTAAACGTAGTTTTATCGAAGATAGACAGGAAGCAATGAAAACAACATTCACTGCAGCCGAGAAGCGACTTTATGAACAAATTTTTGATAAGATAGTTTCAGGATTCGAAACAGAAAACGGAACATTAATTGCCTCGTCAAAAAACTTAAATGTTACAGCTGAATTAAACGGAATATTTAAGCAGTTCAACAAAACAGAATATTCTAAAATAATTGGCAAATTCAGCAACGAGCTTGGTAAAATAGTTGAAATGAATTCTGATTATTTTAAGAACGTTGCGGACGAAACAACTCCCGAGCGTTTTTCAATGATTAACAAGGAGGTTAAATCGTTTATGTCTAAGCGCATTGGATTAAACAATGCAAATGAAATTGTAAAAGATAGTTATCTCGATCGTTTAATAAAGGACGAAACTTTAAAAAACAAAGTAAAAGATAAATTGCTTCGCGGAGTTACTAACAAAACACCTGTTAAAAAATTAATTAAGGATTTACAAGATACCATTGTTGGAAACGATAACGTTGAAGGAGGTCTTGTGCAGTATTTCAACAATAACATAAGAGATACTTATAATCAATTTGACAGGACAACGTCAAAGCTTTACGCCGATAAATTAGGACTTAAATACTTCGTTTATCAAGGTGGTAAAATAAAAACATCTCGAAAGTTCTGTTTGAAGCACGATGGTAAATGTTACAGCACCGACGAGGCGAAGCAATGGGAAAAGCAAATTGGCTTAAAAGACTCAAAAGGAAAACCGATTGGTCCAATTGCAAATAAATCAACCTATAATCCATTAGTTGATTGCGGTGGTTATAATTGCAGGCACTCACTCGATTTCATTAGCAATTCACTTGCGAAAAGATACCGACCAGACCTTTTTTAAATATTTTTTTGTTCAGATTAATTTAATTGCTATTTTTGTATTCACGATAAGTTTAACTAATAATTTAAGAAATGGCAGAAAAAGACAAATCAAGTACACATCAAAAAGTTGTAAAAGGCGGTGAATACGGATGGATTCACAAAGATGTGTGGGCAGAAATGGTAAGAAAAAACAAAAAGAATGGTTTTGAAGCCATTATCAGCGACCCGCCTGAAGTGGAATTTATGAAGCAAAAAAACAAAGGTGATGCAGAAGTTGAAGCTACTGTTATCACTAAGAAAAGCAAAAAAGCTTCTGCGGTTATTGATGAAGAATTAACAGGTAAACAGTAATGATTATCCAAAATAAAAAAACAGGGCAAAAATTTACCACTAACATGAATGAGTGGGAAAATACTATTGTCGCTAAAGGTTTGGCTAATAAATACGAAATCGTTGAAGACGATAAGCCTATTGAGATAAGAAAATTAAGTGTAGATTTGGTTAAGAAAAAAGAAACTAAAAAGAAAGATTAATATGAAGGATTTTTTAAGTGGAGTTTTGTCAAAAACTTTAAACATTGACGCTGTGGAAGTTGCCTCGCTTTTTAATGAGGATGGAACAGTTAAAGAAACAGCGGAACAAACTATTTTAGATTGGGACGCTGCCCGAGTTAAGGAATTAAAATCTTCATCAACAAAAACAGCTTTTGACGATGGCTATAAAAAAGCTAATTCAGAAGTACTTGCTAAGTTTGAGAATGATTTCAAAACTAAAACAGGGTTTAAGTCAGATAAAAAAGGAATGGATTTAGTCCTTGAATACGCTGCTTCAATTCAAACTAAAGATGGAAATGTAACAGAGGATGTTATTAAAAAACACCCACTTTACTTAAGTCTTCAGGAAGAAAAAGAAAACGCTGTTAAGGATGCGATTACTCAAGGCGAGCAAAAGCTTAATCAATTCCAAACGGAAATTAAAAAGAAAGAAACTTTTAACGCTGTTGCACAAAAAGCCCTCGAAATATTTCACGCTGCAAAGCCAGTATTGTCAAGCGACCCGATAAAGGCGAAAAAACAAGAAGAATTATTTTTAAAAGAGCTTAAA